CACCCGGGTAGATGGCCTTGGCCGCTTCCCAACGTTCGAAGTGGCCGTGAAGAAGTTTGGTGGCAGTGATATTCGCAGGATTAGCGTCCCTGAAGGCTTTCAGGGCTGCGCGTATTTCCTTCGGTGTTTTCTCACCGAATTCCTTGGTGTCGTCTGCTTCAGTCTTGGTTGCAGCTTCCTTGGGAGACCCGTCTGAGTTGTATTGCTGCTTGGCGTCTTTCTTGGCTGCATCCGTACTGGATGTGGTATCTGTAGTTGTAGTTTCGGTAGTCGGAGTCTCTACAGTTTCTGTAGTTTCAACTACAGGGGCTTCTACTGCTGCTTCTGTTGTTGCTGCGGCTGAATCCAAGCCCGCAAAATCGATTACGCTTTCGGACATGCTTGAGTCTCCTTAACTTCCTCCAGCTTTTTGCTGGGCGCTACTGGCACTTCATTTTCTGTCGTAATGACCGTAACAAAGTGGCTGACTTTGAAAGTTGTGCCAAAGCCACTGTTGACCGCCGAGGTGAAAATCTCTCGGGACTTGGGTTGCGACAGATATGCCGCGAGTTCTTGCTCTTGTTCAGAGTCCGGTAGTACGTTGAACACTTTTACTGTAGTCTTCGCCATTCTGAGTTCTCTCCTTGAGTCTAACTTCCAAATTCTGCTGCTTCTGCCTTTCCAAACAAAACCTCAACTGTGTACTTCCCGGTATCGTCCACGTAGATCCCCATAGTGCCGCCCGGTTTAACGCTCACTTCATCGCTTTCTGGAATCCCTGAGGTGTTGCCTTCGATCTGGTTTTGCAGACAAACGATATTTGAATTGTGAGTAACGAAACACGTCAGCTTATCGCTGCGAAGTTCCTTGTCAAAGAACTCGTAGGTTCTCTGTTCGAGATCATCCAGCGACTCCCCATCAGGTATCACTGACTTTTTGTTCTCGATGAAGTACTCCAGCAATTCCTGAAAGTCTTCCTTGAGTTTTCCTCCCAGAAAACCTACGTTCCAACTGATGAGGCCTCGATCCTGCACGACAGGCAGATTGTACGCCTCCGCAATCGCATCGGCAGTCTGCACCGCGCGAAGCAGTGGTGAACTGACTACGCGTTCTACTTTGATGTTCTCATTCTTTAGTGCATCAGCTGCATCTTCAGCTTGGGATAATCCCTTGCTATCCAAAGGAGGATCTAGGCGACCTCTGAAGGACTTCTTAGCGTTGAGGGTGGTCTGGCCGTGACGCTGGCATATTGCTATGAGCTTCTTGTCGGCCATGGCCACCCTCTCCTGTTATCGTCTAAGTTGTCGTGCTGGTTGCGCCCCGGCATCACCTTGTCCGGCTGGGGGTGGTGCTGGTTGCGACTTTTCCCCGCGCAATGCGTCGGGGATCGCCTTGGCTTGTACTTTCTGCGACAGTTGTTCTGCTTGATGTTGTGCAAAATCTTGAGGTGTACTTTGCACACCTAGCTTTGCCAAAAGCTGCGTTTGAATAGGAGAAGGCATCTTATCTACCGCAACGGATATAGACTCCGAAGGGGGTTTCTGTTCAGGCGGCGGAGCATTAGCTGCAGCAATTTTCTTGGCTTGAGTGACATGTTCTTGCCAGTGGATATGAACATTCTCATATGCTGCACGTTGCTGCGGGGTAGAATATTTGAACTTCTGACCCTCGCTGCCGTTCAACCATTCCAAACATTGAGATGCTTCAACCGTATGCAGTTCGCTCTCGTCTTGTGCGACGGGAACGGTGCTGACTGTCGGAGGAAGTGTTTGCTCCATTTGCTGCAGTTGCTTAACCATAGCGATTTCCTTAGGGTCAGCGGGCTGTCCTGCATCCAATTTGGGTTGCATCTCAGCTGCAGCTTGCATCAGGGTCTGCTGAATCTTCAGTACTTGAGGATTGGGCATTGGGCCTGAGCGAAGCAGTATCTCCATCTCAGCTTTCTGTTTTGTGATTGATGTTGCACCGGGAACTTTGAACTTCTTCATGCGTATGCCATCTTGCAGCACAGGCAAGTTCTCGGGTGAAAATAGCATCGCTTGCAGCGCTGGGTTCTGGCTGCTTGCATCTACCATCTTCATGAGTTTTGCTTCTCTCTGGTTCCATGACTCGGGGAATGCTGGGTTGGACTCTGGATAGCAGAGTACATTGCCAGCGAGATTCGCGGTGTTTACTGACACCACTCCGATATCCTTGAATGACTGAGAGATTTTCTGACCCTCTCGGCAATCTGCTGCGCACCCAACTGCTTGGCGTGCACATTCTGCGAAGAGGTCTTGCACATTGTTCCACGGGCACCCAACACGCTGCAAAGCCTGATCTCGTTGGATCTCGGCATTGCCCACCGTATTCTCGCCTGTGGCCGCACCGAATAGAGACGGCATGGCTCCAGTGATGACATCGGCAAGCTGTTCAATGAAGTACTTGATAGCTTCCCACATCGCTGGTTGCGGCTGTGGCGTGGGCTCAATCATGATGTACTGATCCATGGTAGTGAGCCCGGGCTGCGGCTGGAATGCTCCAGTGCTGCCGGGTACGTTGGTCTGTCCTTGGATGGCTTGGATGTCAAATGCTTCGGCATTCATCCACTTTTTGGATACTGTGCGCTTGAAATAATCGTCTAAGAGATCCACCCAGTCGTTAATGCGCTTCTGGACGGAAATCATGGAAGTCCCTAGGGCTCTTCGGTTCTGACCCTTGCCAGAGAATGGATGAGATATGGCGAGGTGCTTGTCCATGCTCTCATTACGGGCAAACGCAAAGTTTGCGCCGACCTTGACAAGGAGTGCCCCGTTAGGGAACGCCTCCATCAAGTCTGCTCTTGCTTGGTCATTGACCTTTTCGTCCATAAACATCGAGGGGCGAAACCATGTGTGCTTCACGACGGTGTGACGCTGGAATGAGTCTCCAGTTACATACGCACCGAGCACAGCTTGACGTGTGTTCTCACGGGCGATGCGGTCCAGCTCAACCTCGGACTGACCATCTCCACCCGGTTTAATCTTATCCGCAATCCATGGTGCGTATGCTTTCGCTATCGCCACATCCAAATCTTGGAAGAGCTGCACGAATTGCATGTCTTTAATGCTATCCACCGCGATGGGAACCTTGTGATCGAGCTTGCCATGCAGGGTCGTGACTTCGCGTCCCCTAGGCTTTTTGTTAGCAATTGGTTCTAACCCCTCGGGCTGACTTGCATTGCTCTGCTCACTGTCATCGTCCTCGTCTTCATCGTGGTCTTCAGTCTGCTCATCAGCAGGAGGAACTAATTGCTCCAGCACTTCATCCAATCCGTCTTGGCCTGTAGCCACTGCATCAGGTGGATTGAGGATGTCCTCTGCGGTTACCGGGGCAGTCTCTCCATCTCTGTCTCCCTCGAAGCCATACAACTGCCCATTCAATTCAAAGCGAGTCCATGCTAAAACACGATCTTCATTCCAGAAAATTCTGGCACACTCCACGAGCAAGGCGCGCAGGTTGTTGTTACGTCCCCAGATCTCTTTGAAGCGCTCGGCTTCTTCTGCGGCCACAATGTCTGGGCCGTAGTCGGGATCTGCAGGGAAGAACTCTACCTTGGGAACTTCACGCGACAATGCCGCGACGATAATGTCCCCCTTGGAGCCATACACATTCGTGTCGTAAATTGTGTTGTTGTTTCTCTGTTGACTCGCACCATACGGTGAGGCTGTGCCGGGGAGTTCGTATCCCCCGCCCTTTCGTCTAAGGAGATGTTGGTACCCTCTATCAAAATGAATCGCTTCCCAAGCTTGCTCGACTTCCAACCTGCGTGCTGCGACATCTGTCTTAGTGCAGATGATATCCAACTGCATCAATGCGCCTTTGGCTTCATCTGAGAGTTCCACGAACGGTTCCGATGACCAATCAAAAGGAGCTAGTACACCAAGAGGAGAGTCCTCGGGCTTCTCTGGCTGTTCGTAGGGCATTGCGGACGGCACGCTGCTCGCCACGCTGGTTTTTTCGTCAGCCATTTGAATTCCTCTCTAGTGATGCATCGCGGCGAAGCCTTTAGCGCTCGCCTTCATTCGTTTTACGTGTTCGCTGTCGCCCGGTTTGGGCTGCTTTTGCGCGTAGGTCAATTTCTTTCCCTCGGGAACCCCTAGGGCTCGATGGAGACCACCTTTGTTCACCTTGAAACTTCCTTTTTCTCCAAGGTCTACATTGTGTGTTTTCTTTCTCGCCATACCAATCATGACTAGTCCTTTTTCTTCTTGGCCGAGTAATTGAAACGCTTCTTTGTGTCGGGAGATGTTGTCTTCCCATGCTTATAGGTGGGAAGTTTGGAGGGTGTGGAACTTTCCCACTCCTTCAACCCTTTTTCCCCACCGAATTTCTCTGGGTTTGCATGCCCAAATGCTCTTTGTTTAGCCGAGACGAATGGCATACGTTACACCAAATCGGGGGCTTCAAAATTTCTTGATTCTGACTCTGCGCCCTGTTGTGGGTAATGTGCCCTGCGCTTCACGTCACTCGCTTGGTCTTCCCCGCCTGCTTCTAGGGACAGTTGCTCGGCGTGGCTGTGGGCTTCGTCAGATGTTGAGTGATCACTCTCACTGTTGTAGCCATCATCATGTGCAGACGAAACACGATGCGTTCCATCTTCATTGTGCGCGATGTGCACCGTATGCGCTGGCCCGTGGGACGCTACAATGGCGCTGGGAGTTTCTGCATGAGCACTGGTGGCTGTTTTGTCGTGTGGAGTTTTGTCCTTACCCATGGTGTTTACTTTGTCTTCACCATGGTCCTCCGAAGTGGAGTGCTCGTTCTCGTTTTCCTCACCGGGCTGTTTCCCGGCGTCGTAGGAATCGAATCGCTTCCCCGCGTAGATACTACCGAATTTGCGCCCCGGCTCGCGCTTGCTTTCATACATTTTTATCTCTCCTGATATTTCTCTAAGAAAGTCTCGGCATGGAAAATCCATCCGATTCCTTCTCGCCAAACATGTCGCCTTGCCCTGCGTCGGCATTAGCGCTCTTGTCTGTGTTCTCTTCGTTTGCTGGCCCAGAAAGCTGCTTTGCGGCCTCGTGCGCCTCGGTATGAGATTTGTGTTGACTGAGGTTCATGTGTCCGTCTGGATGTCTGCTCACTACGACATGCTTTCCACCTTGGTGATCGTGGTGGATCGTGACGTTTTCTGCCGGACCATGCTCAGCTGCCACTGCACCTGCATCGACGCCCTCGGGGTTCCCTAGAACATCATTGTCTGGAGCTGTGGCTTCCTTAGCCGAAAACTTGGCTTCACCCATAGGGTTAGTCCGGGGTTCTTCCTTGGGTTCTGATCCTTTTTCTGGGTTAGACTGCACTGGTTCCTTGCCCATACCTTCGTGCATTGAATCTTTTTTCTTGGCTACGTAGGCTGAGCCATACGATTTGCCGTTTTTGCTTGGAAAACTCATTACAATATCTCCTCTAGGCGTTTGATCACGGCCTCTTTGGTTTTTTCCACCCAATCCTCTGTTGTGCAGGGCATGCACGGTGCCCACCCGGCTCTTTGTGAGAGTGTCTTTTCTGCCTCATAGGAGCAACAAATTTTGAATCCATTTTTTGCTTTGGATATACTGATGTGCTCTACTTCACCCTTCTTTTCTTCAGCCACAACTACTCCTTCGCTGCAGTTGCAGCTTTCTGTGCTTGTTCCTCAGCTTCTTCCTTGGCTATTTGCGCGTCATGCTCGTCTTGCATGACTTGCCAGCGAGATTTCGTCTGCGGCATGTCTACAAAATTGAACGCGGGCTTCGGTGGAGCTGGTTTTTGATAAGCAACCACTTCTGCGCCCATTTTCGAGCTGTGAGACATCACCGTGTTCTCATACACGATGATTTTGGTGTTCAAGCGCGCGATTTCTTCACGCTGAGAGGCAATTTGCACGTCTCGATCATGCAAAACTCTGTCGTGGTCATTGCGCAAGCGCAAAATCTCACCTTCGAGGTGGTCGGCATATCTACTTCCGAATAATTCTCGAAAAAATTGACGTATGAGTGCTCCCCACGTCTCTTCATATTCGATTCCCACGCTGAGTCTCCTTAGTATACACCTTTTCCTAGCCAAACGGGTTGCTCGGCCTGAACAAAGGGTGTATTTTCATTCTTGCGACTGGCTAGCATCTTTTGCCTGTAAAACCAACCTGCAAGAGGGTCCAAATTTTTGGCATGTTCTTCAATTGTGATTATCTCTGGTTTTCTGCGTGACTTATACATTCCGTAAATCCCATAGCGAAAGGCGTCCCACGCATCGTCTCCACGAGTGTTGACTTTGAGTACGTCGTCCATCATATCTGGATCACGCATCAATGTAGGAAACGTGTTGATGATATCCCTGCAGGTGTCAAGTATGACCAGTTCTCCGTTGGACAACATGTTGTAAACCATTGATGCAGATCCCACACGATCACCTGCTGCCGCTGCTGCACGGGTTACCGGAGGAAGCCCTAAAGCTCTAAGTTCTACTGAGTATTCATCAGCCGGTGTGTGCCCAGTGACCTGCTTAGAAAACTTTTCGTGAGAAAAGAATATCGATTTTGGAATTGCTGGTTCACCGTTGGGCAGTTTACACATGCGTTTGAATATCGCTGCCCATTCTTTGTGCGTTTTTCCACCTTGAAGCACGGTTTCTGCGAAGCATACGGTCTTCGTTTTGTACTCATTACCAATGGTTCTAACCAATGCTTTGGTGAATAAATAAGCCGCGTTATAGTGCCCAACTCCCCAGTCTTGCGCCCCCCACACTGGCTGATAAGATTGCCAAATGATAGCTTCGGGGTCTTCACGAAGATCAATCACATGTTCATAAGGGTCGAAGTTTGAAAAGTACTGTCCCTCAACAGCCCCATCCAATCCAAGCAGCATTTTATCTCTCTTGGCTTTGGGCATACTGTTCATGCGCGCTAGAAACCCGGGATCTCTTGCGAGAAACTTAGGGTTATCCATGGCTGTCGAACGCTGGTAGGCGTACAACGAGGGGTCGTAGATGTTGAGCCATTCCCCATTGGAGTCAACCCACCATGCGCCGTTGCTGTCTCGCTTCGCATTCTCGGGTTTATCAAAGGGTTCCTTCTGCACGAATACCGTACGGTAAAATTCGTAGTAAGGACCGAGCGGGTTAGTGCAGCCCCAGACACACGGGATTGGAAAGTGCCCATGCACATTGGGTTTACAAGCCGCGTTGACTATATTACGTGCGTATAGCATCATCCATGCATCAGGTGAGAACTGTCCACACTCATCAATGAGAATGGCACAGTACGCTTGACCGAGATATTGTTCAATCGATTATGTTATGCTTGGATCGTTTCCATCCAAACTCTTGCTGTCACCAGCAAGTCCAGATCATATCATCATCTTTTCAGATGTCGAGTGCTTCGGGAACACTGTTCCCTACTCCCAGCGACGGGATGATCGTTGCACCTTCGCATGATTTTTATGCGCTCGGCTCAGGATTGACTCTTTCGAGTGTTTCCCTGAATTCTCTCGATTCTTCAACACTCATCTCTGAGTGAGGGGACTGACTTTTTAATCCCGCATTTTATTGTTCTGACAATGGCCAAAAACTATACGTGAGCCATTTTTGAATGTCAAGCAATGTTTCGTTTGGTCGTAGTTGTAAATCTCTGGAGGTATGAACGTAAGAGCGTCCTTTATGCAGCCGGACTCCAACTCTTTGAATGTCCTTCTAAGGATTAGGATGTCACAGTTCTCAAATGCCAAGCAGTAGTTCATGACAAAGTACATCAGAACTCCCACTGTCTTTCCTGAGCGAAAACCTCCAACGCTTAGGCATTGGGGGGCTATCGGCATTATATAAGGCACTCCATCTCTGGTGCGCACTTGAAGCAGCTCTGTCTGCTTAGGCTGAAACTCAAATATCTTTGATATCTCCAGAGTGCCGTCCGCGTTTAGATATGGCGGGCGAGCTTTTTCTTCAACGATCTTTTTTCGAGGCATCTTTATGCTTTCTGAGATAGGCAGCTGCCTTAAGTAGTATCTCCTCGCTGTCCATCGCATGGCCTAAGAGAAGGTTACAATTTGAGCACAGAATTCCTCTGGATTTATTCGTGTGATGGTCGTGGTCACACGCTGCTCCCTTTCCTTGCTTTAATCTCAAATCAAACAGTACAAGACATACAGCACATCGGTACTCTTGCGTTACAAGGGCTGCAGCGTAGGACTCTGGGGTCCAGCCCTTGCTCTTTAGCACACACTTTCTTTTTGATATTTTGTGCTTTAGTGTTTGACAGTGCTTCTTGCGTATTCTTTCCCTCTTCTCTGGGTGATTCTTAGCCCACTCTGCTGATTTCCGAGTGTGATACTCTCTACTTACATCTGGATCTGCGTACGGCATTATTTATCTCCTCAAGTAGGTCGAACCAAGGAGGCTTGAGGGCACTCCTCGGCTCTAGCCCGAGCTGATCAAGGCTCAGGGTGTCTCTAACTCTTGTCTTCTACGAACTCCCCCTCTAAAAACGCGGGCTTCAAAGCTTCCTTGGGCTTATCTTCTATAACTTCACGGTTCATCATGTCTGGTGGTGCAATCACCACAAACTTGACGCCTTGGGACTTCATTGCATCCAATTCTTCATCGCTCTTGTTATACGCACCGTATACGCGCAAGGCAAGTTTATCGAATGCCTGTACTGCCACACCCGCAATCTTGTCGCTGAAGTACGTGCGCTGCGTGCCATCTGCATTCAATACGGGGTTACCCTCTTTATCAAAGAGCGGTATATTAGGGTCTTTGCTTGCAATGGTCACGATGTTGTCGAACATCGCTCGCAGGCGAGTCTTACCCCCTCTGCGCAGCACTCCATCAGGTCCTGCCTCGGCCTGATTAAGCAAATTCCTTAGAAGCCTAGTGACATCTTGGGTCTTGGGCATGGATTTTGCTTGCTTGACAAACTTACCGCCCTCACCCCTAGCTACTTTTACCGGAACATCCCTACGTATGATGATACCTTCTGAAGCGCCCGGTGTGTCTTTGAACACACCGGGTTTTGTGATGTCTACTAACTTTTCTGAGTCGGCCATTTTCTGGCTCCTTACTGTTTGACGGCTTTCATAGCCACCGGCGCTGCCTGCCCCGCGATTGCGACAAATTCAAACTGCGTATTGTCGAACTGCATCTCTTTGGGGTTGATTTCGTACTTCTTGCCGAGGGCTTCCACAGCTTCCGTGAAGCCCTTCTGAGCCGCTTGGGTTTGCTGCGTCAAGGCATTCAATTGGATCTGCGCCTTGAGGT